TTGTTCAGGAGCGAATTGAACAATCCCTTGGTGAATTTGTAACAGATGTTAAGATTCGTCCATACGCACGCTCAAAGGCAGTTTACTTCCGAGCAGAAGGTCTTAAACCAAATTCCAAGTTCTATCTCTTTATTGATGGCATTGATGTAACAGATTACGCACACCTTCTCACACAAACCGACATTGTAAACAGTCACGACCACACCGAAACGGCCGTTCTTACAAATGACATCGAAACACAAGTGACTAAGTTTCTTAGCAACGAAATCACGGTTCCAACATGGTTTGGAACTCGATGGTACAAGCTAAAGGCATCTGATCGAGCTTATGCAACCGATCCAGCTAATCGTATTGCTGGCGCCGGTAAACAGTTTTGGAGTTATGTTACTAAAATTATTGAAACAGTTGAGGCAGGAGCCGGAAGCACCGCTGAAAAAGAAAGACTAATCAATGATTTACTTCCCGGCTTTGATCAAAGTAGCTTGGCTCAGTACGACGGTGCGGATGAAGCCACCCTTCTTGAGGCATTTGTTCCTTCTGATGTTATTTCTGATGCAGATGGCACCTCAGAAGGTGTGCTTATCATTCCTAATAACGACAGTCTACGATTCTCTTCTGGAGAGAAAACTGTTACCATTACAAATTCACCTCGTAACCTGGGAGAGGAATCAACAAGTAACGCACTTGCTAAATTCATCTCCAACGGCCTTGAGATAAACAAGCAATCCGTAAGCATCAGTGCTACACTTCCTCGAATCACAACAACGACAAGAACTGAAAGACGTACACGACCGTGGGATCCGATCGCTCAGACCTTTAAGGTTACAGATGACACGGGTATATTTGCCACGTCTATTGACCTTTTCTTTGCAGGAAAACCAAGTGAGAGTACAAAGGTTCCTGTTAAATCTTACATTGTAACAACTGTTAATGGTTACCCAACCGGTGACATTGTTCCCGGAAGTGAGTCAACAGTTAACTGGGAAGACGTTGTAACAACTGCAGACGGATCTCTCGCAACCACGTTCGAGTATTCTTATCCGGTTTATCTCTCAGCTGACACTGAATACGCAATCGTTTGCTTCTCAGCCAGCTCAGAATACACAGCTTACATCTCTGAACTTGGAGGTGATAAAACTGATCTTATCACAGGTCGAATCATCACCTCTCAGCCAGCTCTTGGATCCTTCTTCGCAAGCTCCAACAAGTCCACATGGACGGCAATGCAAAACAAAGATTTGAAATTCACGCTCAAGCGTGGATCATTTGCTACTGGTGAAACAGCTCAGTTGGTTGCCAAGCCTCAGGTTGCCACACACCTTGGAGAAATCGAGCCAGCGCTTGTTTCGAACAACAGCGGTTGGAATCCTCTTACTTGCACGGTTACAATCGAAGCACCTTTCACAACGGTGATCGACTCCGACGGTAATATAACAAAGCCTCTTTTCGAAGGTGGCATTACCGCTACCGCGACTCCGATCTTCAGTCCTGCTGATGATTCGATCGAACGCATTGAAATCACTAAAAAAGGATTCGGTTATCTTGAAGCTCCAACGGTTACAATCACCGATGGAACAAAAACAGAAACACTTCTGGGAACACTTCCAAGATACAACGTTGGCGCATTCTCCTTGAATCAAAAGGCAATCAACCTTGGTGGTAAAACATCCATACGAAACGAAGTTTATCTTGACGAAACCAAGTACGATGTTAAAGCTGGTCTTCCGGTTGAGTACATCACCAATGAGAACCACAACATCCAAGGATCTAACATTGATAAAACCCAGCTTCGAACATTCTTTAGCTCCAGCGACGAAAGACTCACTCCCGTTATTAACAGGGATCTTTCACTGGAGACAAGGGAATACTTTATCTCTGAAACCGGTCCAACTTCTCAGTATGTTAGCAGAGAAATTACTTTGGATAATCTCAGCGACCAGGTTGATTTCTATCTTGACGTAAACAGACCTTCATCCACATCGGAGCTGGAAGTATATGCTCAGCTTAAGGATACAAACGGAAGCATTATCTCAAGCACTGAAACCGACACGGATTGGCACACAGTTAGTCCGTCTAGCCCAACCACAATTCCGATCAACGTAAATAGAGCGGAATTCAGCGAGGTTCGATTCACGCTTAACACCGATCCAACAGAGTTTAGCTCTTTCATAATTAAGATTGTTCTTCGAGGGGAATACTACGGCGACGCACCATTCGCTAAAGATCTTCGCGCGATTGCAACCGTTTAATATGGACGAATCAAAAAGACAAATCCAAAACAATCCTCATTTGGTAAAAAATCTAAACACGGGTGTTATTCTAAATACTGATAACGACGGCTACAAATCAGCCCTTGCTCGTAAAAAAAGAAACAAAGAAATCAAAGCTCTCAAACGAGAGGTTGAGGATTTAAAAGAAAGACTTATTAAATTAGAAGCTTTAATCTACAGTGATAAATAGATACACACAGGAAATTAATCTATGGCCTTTGACTTTACTTTAACACGAATTGATAACACCGACACGTTTAAGGAGTGGGCGGATAAATGTAATGCGATAATCGACGGCCTTAACGCCACCGACTTTGTTACAAACACAGAGGGTATAATGACCCTGACCTCCAACCAAACGGTGACGGGGGTAAAAACATTCACTCAGTCCACCGCATTTTCGGGAGGATTAACTTCCACCGGTAACTACACGCTTGGTGGTACAGTAGGTGTGATCAACACTCCCACGCTCACAATCCGATCAGGTGATTCTGCACTTGGCGACGGAGTTGAGTTTGAAGGAGCAAGAGGTATTTTTCTTAAGTCGTCCTCCACTTCAAATGCCATTTCTCTTGCATTCGAAAACGCGGGAACACCAGAAAAACTTCAGTTCGACTACGCTTCTACAGGCGGTGTATTTGAAATCACGGACGGAAACAAACTGGGTCTTGCTGGTTCCACTCCAACCATAACAGTCAACAACTACGACTGGATCCTTCCCGGCACTTCACCAGGTGCTACGCCTTCTCTTTTGAAATGGACAGGAAGCGGTAGCAATCTCTCTTGGCTCGCTGAAAGCGCACTGGCCGCTGACATTGTTACTGATGTTCGAGATATCCTTCAGAGCTCAAACTTTACTTTGCCAGTTAATCTTATCCCCGTAGGAACGATGATCGCGGTGGATGCAAGGATCCTTGATTCTTGGGACACCGTTGGAAGCCCTGCTGAATACACTGTATGGAGTGGAGCTCCTGGCTGGATCCCGTGTGACGGACAATCCCTTTCTTATGACGAAACCGCAAGTCCGGATGACATTGTTTACAAAGAACTTGTTCAACTGCTTGAAGGCGACACCGTTTCTACCAGCGACAGCACAACGCTTCCAGACACAATCGGTTCTCCTGCCGAAGACCCAATTGGCGGTAATGACATTGTTTATCTTATTAAATACAAGAGCGATGATTCCACCGCATTTGCAGTTACCACAACAACTGGATCCGCTGGAGCTTCAGGAATTAATCTTTTTGACACAAACGGTACCAGCGTAGGTTCCTTTGATATTACCGGTGGTAAGGTCGGACTAAACATCGACACAACAGTTTTCTCATTTGATGGAACCGGAGCTCTTACCGCAGAGGTTGACACAGCTGCAACCGCAGACACCCTTGCTAAAAGGGATTCAGCAGGAACACTCACAGTCGCTGATCCAACAGAAGATAACCACGCAGCTACAAAGTCATTCGTTGACCGTGCAGTTGGTGAAGTAGGAAGCGTTCGCGCTTTCCCTGAGCTTATGGATGGTCACCAATCCCACGTCGAGTTCTCACAGAGGTCAATGACATTTGTGGATCGATACGGAAGAGGCGTTTTCTCTGGTAATAATAAGGACCAACGATCCGGCGTTAGCGGTGGCTTTCCAATTGGTTGGGCTTACGCCTTTTCACCGATTACAGATCGAGAAGCCAGCTTTTCACGTACGTTCGCAACCTGCTACCAGTACTTTTTCGCTGATGAAGAAAACGGTATTCTTTATGGAAGCGGAAGAAATCTTGAGGGTGCAATCGGACACCGCGATCGCGGAACCGGAACAGACTTTGCAGACTTCTACACACAAACAGGTGATGGTCAAAACACAATTTACAACGATCAAACCGTTGAAGAACCTATTCCTGCAATGCTACCTCAAAAAAGTGACTGGCCAGCAAACGCAGTAACGCTAGACACGGTTTCTTATACAAACGAAGAGCAAGAACCAGGTCTTATTGTCAAGACAAAAGATGGCGTTGGTAACACATACGTCAGCGGGGACAGACTTCAGGGTTTCACCAAATACGAAACCACATCCGGCGTTCCTTACACACGAGGTTGGCTGATTGGATCAAGTGATAACCACAAAGGCGCGCTTGGAACTGGAAGCACCGCCGAAACATCTTACCTATCCTCAGGTCCACTTGTTTTTGGACTTAACAGCGCAGGATCAAGTCTTTGGGCGGTGTTCGGTGTAACTGATGCAGAACGCACAACCGGCATTACCACTACCGTTTCATCCACCCCAGCATTCAAAGGACAAGTTAACAAACGCTTTCACTACTACAAGCGTAACGCTACTCTTGCTGGCGGTCTTGGAGTTGATAATTCGGCCGCTCTCGCAGCTTGGAAAACTGAGCTTGGTTTAAGCGGGTCAGAAACATTTGATGACTTTTCCTACTACATTAAAAAGCACGTTATTAATGGTCACGGTACCTGGCTTATAGTTGGTAAACCCGGTAATGAAAGCGACAACGAACTTTGGTTCGCTGGATACAACTCTATAGGACAAGGCGGAAACGGATCCACAGCCGACAGCGTAGCGCGGCACATTCCGGCTTTGGATTCAGGAACAACTCTTTCTTTAAGTCTTTCCACAGTTGGCGGTACCAGCAACAGGGTGTTTCAATCCTCTACCGATCACGGCTTTGAGGACTTTGAACAACTCTCAATTGGTAGTTCACGATACCTAATTATTCGCGGTGATGCTTCCAACGCAAACCTCGATACACACTTCAGGCTTTTCCCAGCATCTTCTGAAAGCGCTGCATACACAGCACTGACCTCGGGCGGAACAACCAACGGGTATGCTAACGCTAACATTGGCGGTGTTATTAATCACCACCAAAAGCTAAAGGGTATATTCGACATCTCCGTTGGAGCAGAACATGAGTGGGGTGCGTATCACTTTATTCTAGCACGAAGAACCACAGACACAACTACATCCGCAAGTGAACTCGACTCCCTTCCCGAAAGCGAGTTTGATTCCGTGAGTGTTATGTCATGGGGACGAAATAGCCAAGGTCAGCTTGGCATAGGAAACACAAGCGACCAACGGACACCTGTTACGGTTACGCTCGGAACAAGTGATCGCCCAGTTGACATTGTTGCTGTCTCCACCAGCTACAATACCTACATTGTTACCGAGAATTCGGGGACTGGGAAAAGATCCCTTCGTACGGCTGGATACAACGGCCACGGTTTAACGGACCAGGGGCTTTCCGGAAACACCACAAGCTTTACGGAATCAAATACCATTAACTCGTTTGGTAGTGTTAAAGAGCTTTTTGTTTCATCCGGTCCGCTATGGCAGAGCGGGTATACAGGATACGTATTTGTTGTTGTAGAATCAGCGACAAATCCAGATACCCACGCGTTGTTTGCTGGAGGATTTAATAATTACGGTCAGTTTGGAGGCTCGGCCTTTATGAACTCGGCAACATCCAGTTACATAAGAATTAGATTTCCGGAGGATCCAAAGAACATTGTTTCAATGCAAACCAACAATGGACAATCCTACTTTGCTCTTTGTAAAACAGAGGAGGCAGGAGAAACTGCAGAGGAATTTGCTGCTAAAGCGGGACGGGTTTACGGAACCGGTTTCGCATCGTATTACCTGGGCCAAAACAACAATGAACAGAACCACAGATCGTCTTGGCACCCAGTTGATGGACAGATCCTGTCTACATAAAAGATATATACTAATAACATGGCTACAACACCAACAAGAATTATTTTAAAGCACTCGTTTTCATCCGGAGAAACACCAGACGCGGATTCACTTCGGTCGGGTGAGATTGCAATTAACGCTGCAGACCAAAAAATCTTTTTCCTCGACGAAGACGGTGTTTTGGTAACAAACGATCTTGACGTTTCTACTTCTGTAGCTACCGAGGTCACTAATTACTTTGCTGGCGTTGGTATTATTACCGACATTGACGTTGACAGCGACGGTAACCTGTCCGCAATCTTTTCAGATGGAACAACAGAAATTATCGGTAACATCAAAGGTGACATTGGTTCGGGTGTTCAAGTAAGTGGTATCGTTGATTACGGAAATGATCTTCCGCTTTCCGATTCAAGTCCAGCACTTGATCCGGTTCTACAGCGTGAAGGTACCTGCTTTATTGTTAAGATCGGTGCAACAGACTCTGGAGGTGGACCATTCGCAAGTGGAACACCTCACCTCTTTGTTTACAATGGTCCCGACTACTCTCCCGAATCTTGGGACGATCTCGGCGCTATTGCAGGTGTAACCGGAGCAACTGGCCCGGCAGGACCAGCCGGAGCAACAGGACCAGCTGGATCAGCCGGAGCGGCGGGATCAGCCGGAGCAACAGGTCCTCAAGGACCACGCGGATTAATTGGGCCTCAGGGGGACGTAGGTCCCGCAGGACCAACCGGTCCAACAGGACCCACGGGTGGTCTTAGTGTTCGTCCTTATGTTTACACTTATGACATTACTATTGAGGATTTTACTAACAGCGGTGGAGGTGCAGCCACATTAGAGGTTGATGATCACACATTTGTAATGACTGCCAACATGGCCATGACATTCCGCAGAGCCGAGATCGATATTCCTGAGTGGGATACACTTCAAGGCAGCCCGGCATTTAAAGTTCTTGCAGGGGCTGATCCAGGAACAGAAATTGGTACTGTAACAGGGTTTAGTTCCACAGTTCCTCAAGCTTTCGATGGATCCGATCCTCAACCTCCGTTTTATACGGGTACTTCTTCCAATGTAAGTGTTTCTGTAACTGCTGGAGATGGTATCGTTTTAAAATGTACCGATAATGGACAAGCTTATGGTGAAGAAAGCGGATACGAAGGCTATAGTTCCGTAACTGACTTCATTCGCGTTCGTCTTTACTTCGACGCTCCGGATTTCTAAGAGGCATATATAATACATGCCCAGGAGATCACGAAAGAATAAACGTTTGCAAAACTCCTGTAGAGTTATTCTAAAATCAGCGGAAGATACCGTTGAAGAAAATCCGGTCTTCTGTCTTATTATCCCTTGGATGTCGCTTGGCGGAGCTGACAGGTGCGGCTTGGATTTAATGGCGCATTACAAAAGCAGGGGATTTAGAACTGTTGTTATATCAACGCGGACAATGCCGCATAAAGACAGTCGAAGGGAGTCTGCATTTATAGATCTCGCCGATGACGTTTTTTGTAATGATAATGCTGTAGAGATAGTTAAGAAGTTACAACCTGTTTACACAGTTGTTAATAATTCGCATGAAGCTTACGATCAGGCCGATGCGATTAAGGAGGTTGCTCCAAACACAATATTAGTTTCTTTGTTTCACATGATACTCAACCCTCCGTGGGACTTTGAGAAAAGCCTTCAGCCAGGAACCCCTTTTGATTTGGTACTAACTGTTTCGGACAAATTAAAGGGTGAACTTGTTGAAAAGGGAGTAGATAAAAGTATGATCGAAACCCTGTATTGGTTTGGGTTTTCTGAAATAGAAAAAACTTGGTCTTTAAGGGATACCGCAAAAGATCCAAGGTATGTACTGTGTCCTTTTCGGTTTCACTTTCAAAAGCGTCCCGAATTTGTTTGTGATATCGCCGCAGAGCTAGCAAAGATTTTACCGGCTGCTCACATGCCTGTTTTTAAGTTTGTTGGCGATGGTCCGCTTTATTCAAAGATCAAAGAAAGAGCAGCGGAACTAAAAGTTAGTCATTGGGTTCAGTTTAAACTTGGTGTTGACTATGACGAAATGCAGGCTCTTTACAAAGGAGCCAGCGCGCTTGTCTGTCCTTCGGTTGACGAGGGTATACCTCTCACATATTTTGAAGCAATGCAATGGTCAGTTCCAATGGCAGTTAGTAATGTCGGTGCGGTAAGCGAACTTGTTCCCTCAAATTATATGATTGATTTTGAAACGGAGTATGAAGCAAAAGAATATGCCAAACTTTTGTTTTTGCATTTAACAGGTCGAAGTAGAGCAGAGATTCATGCTGCTAGAAAACTGGTTAATGAAAACTTTTCCAAGAGCGTTTGGGATGAAAAGGTAGAAAGATTAATTGGATGAAGTTTACAGCACATATCGGTTTAGGTAAAACCGGAACAAGTGCAATTCAGTTTGCATTACAAGAGTATAAAGGAAATCTTACGGCGGGTAAAACGGGTCTGGGAAGGCTGTGGCCAATTTTACCCGATGGGAATCGAATGAATCACGAGTGGTTAGTTTCGCAGCACACCGCAGAAAAGACCAAAGCATTGTATAAGATTATTGTCTCTCATTCAAAGAAGACCGGCTGTGATCACGTTTTTTGGTCAAACGAAGCAATATCCAATACCCCAGAAGCTGTTAAGTTACTTAGACATCTTTCGACCTGGTCACCTGATCTTGATGTTCAGATTATACTTTATGTTAGAGCGCCCGGGCAGTGGCTAAAGTCAGCATGGGAGCAGTGGGGTCTTAGACATAAAGTTCTTGAAGGCAAAATATTTGAGCGGCGAAGGAGGATGGACGAAAAGATTTTACGCTCAATGACTTTACCTCGATGGTTTCATGAATTTGGCGCTGGAACTTATAACAGTTGGAAGTGGTGGAGAAAAATTGCTGAAATTAGACAATATAAAGAAGGGGAAAATATTATTGACGACTTCTGTGAGGTTACGGGCTTAGACCTTCCACGAATCCGAGCGTATGAAACTCCAACATCATCTGAAATTTTGTCGAGAGCTATCTATAATAATACGTATTCAGGCCCCGTCACACCTCACATGTTTGACCCGTATGTAAACTACGGTAGCGTTCAAGAGTATTCAAAAAATTATTTTTCGTTAAAAGACATAGAAAGATTAGCGATGATTCTGAGAGACGAATCTATCTCGTTTCAAAATGACCCGCCCCCTAAAGAACGGAAGATAAGCGAAGAAGATTACAAAAGACTGGTGGACCAAGCAATCATCTTCTCTATTGAAGCCATGGGTCGTATTGACCAGCTTGAAGATAAGGTTAAAGAACTTTCAGATCAACTTAATAATACCTCCGAAAATGATGGTCCCTAATATTTCTTGGAAAGAAAATAGTGTTTTTATAACCTATAAGGATACTAAGCTTTCGTTTGACTATTCATCCCTTCCTGATAATGATCTGATTATTCCGGGTTTGGATCTTGATGAATTTAACCGAATGTTAGAAGGCCTTCGTTATAACCCCAAAAGGTTTGTAAGAAACTTTAAAGGTAGAAACGACGATCCGGCAGGGTACCAAAGATGTCGGGCTTTTCTTTTAGCTCAGATCTATCCCGATAAATTTGAAGTTGTAAGTCAGTCTTTTTGTACACTTGCTTATCGATACATTTATGACGACATGGGATCTATTGATGAGCTGGAAAGTCTTTATAAAGACCTGCAAGGTTTCAAAGAATTCAATGATCCTTATTGGGGTAAATTTACTTATCGTTGGATCACCTCAATTTGGACTGCACTGGCACATTGCTATGTAAAAGAAAGAAATGTCAACGAGGCTTTAAATTTTTTCAATAAGATACATTCCTTTGCTGATATTAAATTATGGCCTGCAGCAATGGTAAATGTGTTGGGAGCGTGTTATGTGACAGGGCAGGACGCAGAATATTCAAAAGAGATTTATGAAGCTGCAATTCACAACTTTGAAATAGTACTTGTTGACAGGCTTTCTATAATTATCGCGGCGTCAGCAATTTTAGAAACAATCATGGGTAAGGATAATGTAAGGTGTCCAAGGCTTTACACAAAGGCTAATGATTTGTTAAAAAAAGGCATTTAATATAAAACTAAGATCCGTATTTGTATAAATACTTGTTACCACCGCAATGCAAGAGCCCCAAAAATCATTAATCCAGGCCTTCTTAGATGGGGGATGGCTAGTTCCACTCATTGGCGCGGCGGGCATGATCGCAAGAATTCTTTCCTCAAAAGAAAGTATCACTGCTCAGCTTCTTTGCAAACGGATTCCAGCCGCTGCTATATCAAGCGGCATCGCGTGGTACATATTAGAGCAAACGGCAATTGATAGTTTGTATAAAGCGGTAATTTATGGAATTGTTGGTGTTATATCACCGGAAGTAATTGAAGGCATTGTTACCTTGGCTAAAAGAATCGCAAAAAACCCTTCGCGATTTATTCGGAAATGATCGATGAAAACCTTTGCTAGAATATTTTTGCTTTCAATTGTTGGTATCTTTTCCTATAAGGCTTTGCTTGGGATCTGCGTGTGGTACAGAGAAACGTTCAACAATCTTGATCTTCCATCCGAAACACTAAACGCTGCAGCTGATGACGTTCTCCTCGGCCTTGTTGTTTTTATTACCGTTGTCCTATCGGCTCAAATCGGTAGAAAAAGGTGTAAGTGATAAAATTAGTTTCATCAGGGATTAATTATTAATTGATCACTAACAAATAAAATGTATAAATAGTTGTATGGCTAAACCAACAACTAGAACCGAATTGGCTGAATATTGCCTGAGAGAGCTTGGATCTCCCGTGGTTGAGATTAATATTGATGACGATCAAATTGAAGATCGCATCGACGAAGCAATACAATTTTGGCAGGAATATCACAGTGACGCAACTGTAAAAACCCTGATCAAGCATCAGGTAACGGCGTCTGAGCTCACTTCAAATGAGATCGAAGTCCCTGACTCCATTCTTTCTGTTGTGCGTGTTCTTGCATTCCAGGACTTTTCCAGCAACTCGATATTTAATGCAAAATATCAGATGTACCTAAATGACTTCTACGGGATGCGTAATCCCAGCGGTCTGCTAAACTACGAGCTCACCCAGCAGTACATGAGCTTGGTCGAAGACATCCTCAACGGCCACGGTCAAATGTTCGCCTTTAACCGTCACAAAAACACTGTTAAGTTCCACGCAGATATTGCGGATCATGTCTCAGAAGGAGATTACATTATTTTTGAAGCCTACCAAACGGTAGATCCTTCCTCTTACGCCGATGTTTTTGACGACATGGGTTTAAAAGAACTTCTTACTCTTCTTATTAAAAAGCAGTGGGGACAAAACCTTAGTAAGTTTGAAGGTATGCAGCTTCCGGGCGGTGTTACAATCAACGGGGCAACAATATACGAGCAAGCTACCACTGACCTTCAAACGCTTAAAGAAACATGGCAGCTTAAATACGAAGAACCAGTTGACTTTTTTATCGGATAATGCCAACCAACCAATATTTTCAAAACGGTACTCGTCAGGAGCAAGATCTCTACGAGTCGCTGGTTATTGAGGCCATTAAAATATATGGCCAAGATTGCTACTACATTCCACGGAAAATTGTCAAGAAAGACTTGATTATTAACGAGGATCTTATAAGTGAATTTGAAAAAGCTTTTAAGATTGAAATGTACGTTGACAGTGTCGACGGCTTCGAGGGTGACGGCCAATTACTTTCTAAGTTTGGTCTTGAGATTCGTGACTCCGTAAACCTGGTTGTTTCTAATCTTCGATGGAACCAGCTTGTGGGCAGATATGGATACACCGCTGATAGCGTTCGGCCGCTCGAGGGAGACCTTATTTACTTTCCACTAACATCCGGCTTATTCGAGATCAAGTTTGTTGAAGATAAAAAGCCTTTCCACCAGTTAAAAGACATTGCCGTTTACCGACTCTCGTGTGAACTCTTTGAATACGAAAGCCAAGAGATTGACACGGGTATTGATGAGATTGACCGCATTCAGGCAGTTGCTGGTGACACACAGATTTTGGAGTACACAAGCAACGACTCTCCTTCTGGGTTTGGTCTTCAAGAATTTGAAACACTCGCTTTTACTTTACCAAGCGGAGTTACTGGGTCCTGCGAGTTCTTTAAGTATGACAGCGTGGAGGATTCTCCAGACATACAAAGGGTTCACGTGAGTCCTCCGACATTTAACGACGGCAAGTACCATGCGCTAACAACGGGAACCGTTCTTACGGGTCAAAATTCCGGTTCAGTTATTACCATAACAAACATCAACCAAATTGATGATGGAACCGCTGATGATTCCGAGCTTTTTCCCAATGATCCTGGCGCGCAGAACTCTGCTTTTAGTCAACACGTTAATGTGAATGATTTTCTTGATTTTAGTGAGGAAAATCCGTTCGGAGAGCCCTTTAACTTTTAAGCATGCTTGGTCACCAATATTTCTACAACGAAACCTTGAAGAAAATAGTTTCTATTTTCGGGACTCTTTTTAATGATCTCGAGGTGGCTGATGTTAGTGGTGGAAAAATGGTTGGGGTAAAACGAGTCCCGCTTTCTTATGCTCCCAAAGAGAAATACCTTGCAAGGGTTCAGCAGGAAATCGAACGTAATGTTTCTATAAAGCTGCCCCGCATGTCTTTTGAGATGGTTGATATTTCTTATGACGGCGTGGTTAAGTTAAATCGCCTTAACAGAAACATTCAAACGGATGCCGAGGGAAACAAAGTAAAGGTGTGGCAAAGCTCACCGTACATTCTTGCCTTTGAGCTACAGATAATGTCAAAGGGGCAGGATGAAGCACTTCAGGTGCTTGAACAGATTCTTCCTCATTTTAATCCCAACTACACCGTTACTGTTAAGGGTTTAGAAGGTCCAGAAAGCAAAAGCGATATTCCTATAATGATAGACTCGGTTAACTTTGAGGACAGCTATGAAGGTGATTTTGAATCTTCAAGAAGGTTACTTGTTTACACCCTGGGATTTACGATCCGAACTAAATTTGCCTTCCATCCCGCAGAAGCTGTTGGCATTATTGAAACAGTGGATACCTTTTTCAACGAATTCGATGGCG